TTAACTAAAAACTTTCTTGCTGGATTATGTTCGTGGTAAACTACGATGAATTCGTAATTACCCTCTTTACGAAAATCATCATAGTTATCCGTAAAAACAATTTCAGAAGAATACCGATTCTTCAACTTTAATACTTTCACTTTTTTGTCCATGATAATTCACCATGTCAATACTCTTGTGTTTTCTTACCTATATTATACTTGGTAATCAACTGCCATTCATCTTTTTCTTTGAATGAAATAATCTTTATTTGATGTAAAGGTGCAATGTTATCTTTCATCAAACTCTTATTTAAAATTTTTACCAGACCCCATTCTTCTAACAAGTTAGCAATTGCATTTCTTCTTTGAATATCATTCTCTGTTAGATTAGATGGTTTTCCATCTAGTGCAAATAACTCTTTGAAATGAACGATATAATACTTACCTTGTTTATGAAGGATGTGGCAAGACTGATACAATACCTTTTCTTTACGAGAAGATACACCAATGCGGGTAAGTGTTTCTCTTACCTTTAGAAAATCGTCCTGTTCCCCTAGGCTGACCTCAATAAATTTAGTCAAGTCTACCATCATTACCTCTTATTTAATCCACCCGTTTGGGTTTGTTCTTTTAGTTGTTGGATTTGTTCTTTGCTAAGAAGGCGGGAAGCCTCACGGGCTTTAGCTTCGGAGAAACCATAGACAGTCTTAATACATTCTAAATCGTCACTTTTCTCAGATTTTACCCACTTCGCAAACGGCCGTTTTTGTGACCTGACGGTATTTAGTAAAAAGTCGTTTTGCAGTTTCTTGTCAATGAAATGTCTGCGGTTCATCTCATTTGCATACAATATGCAGTCCTTATGATAACTTAGACTGCGATTAACCAGGAAAGGTGTATAGTCTTTCTCTGTAATTTCATCAACAATTAACTGTTTCTTGTTTTGGAGTATCGCATTAACATAATCAAAAGGGTTACTCATCACAGCATCCTTATTAGACCGATTGTATCGATTGTGGTAAGTAAAAGATAATTGGCGAGCATTCCAAAGGATTTCCTAGTCCAAGCAGCCCAAGCATACATAGCGCAACCGAGAATCCAAATAGGATATAGTATGAGCAACGGCGGAGTAGGGACTGTGAGTGCCATTGTGATTGAGCAGCCGATACTAATAGCCCAAGCAAGAAGCTCGACAATAAACCGAAAACGGCCAGAATTCCAATCATCTTTTATCCATTCAAAAGTATATCTTAATAAGTCATTCATACAAACTCGCAGTTTACCATCAACTCAGTTAAACAAGCAACTGTATTGATTTCTTGGTCTGCAACAAAGGCAGCCTTGTATTGATAATCTGCAAGAATCAGAACGGCTTGTGGAATCGATGTTGGTTTCATAACATCATACATCGCATCATACAACTTACGGAACAATGTGTTACTATCAATTTCATTTGATGCAACCCACTTACGAATTGAACCAAAGTCTTTTGTAGAAACATACTTTACAATTTCCGAAATGGATACATCAGCAATCTGTGATAGAATACCTGTATCAATCTTTCCAAATTGTGAATAGCGTTGTAGTTCATTAATGACACGGCGAAAATCAGGAAAATGTTTCTTAACAAGTTCAGCAATTACCTTGTCATCAAAGTCAACTTTTTCACTTTGCAAAACTTGTTGAATTCGCTTGAAAAACAATGCGGCCATCTTGGCCTTCTCACCGTTCTTCATACCAAAGTCAATTACCGCACACCGAGAATGAAGTGGTTCGATGATGCGGTTCTTATAGTTACATGTGAAAATAAACGAGCAGTTCGGTGCGAATTCTTCAATCGCATTACGAAGCGCCGGTTGAGTTGAGTTTGGGTTTAGATAATCTGCTTCGTCAATAATGATGACCTTGCGACCACCAGATAGTGACATTGATGAAGCATAATTTTTAATTTTGGTTCGAAAAGTATCGATGCCACTTTCATCAGAACCATTGATTACCATGAAGTCGCAACCGATTTCGTTGCACATGGCTTTCGCTACGGTGGTCTTGCCTACGCCGGCACCACCACTCAACAGGAGATTGGGAATGTTTTTTTGATTCACATACTCCTGAAAGGGTTTCTTTAGACGCTCGGGTAGGATACAATCCTCGATTGTCTGTGGTCGATACTTCTCTGTCCACAACAGATGTTCCATAATATAAACCTTTCACAAAAATCATAATTTAATATGTCGTATTCAAACGAGATACAACATCAAGCATAGAGTCGGTTAAAATAATTGAACCAGTTGTCATTACAACAACTGTATTACCACCAACTTCATAAACATTTGTCACATGGCGGCTATCAATGGCAACTTGGCGACCGTATATATTAGTAAACCAGATTAACATTAAGCAGCCTCAAATTTAGAACCTGCCTCAGTAGAAATATAATACTGAAGTGGAACATTTTTGTTTTTGAAATGCGAAACGCCTTTTGAAGAAATCGCAACTTCATATGCACCAGGTAAAACTTTGGTCAGATTTTCAGTTTTGAAAATCATTTTAAATTTGTTACCATTACCTTCTGCAATTTCAAGTGCATCGGTGTGTGCTGAATCATTTTGCAAATCAAGTGTTACAATACTAATTTTCTTACCATCAGATTCAATTGCAATATGTGGAGAAGAAAGAACAGATGCCGCACGGAGAACCCAATCAAAGTCCTCAGATGAAAGTGCAAAATTAATTTCTGCACTAGGCATTACGAATTGTTTCTCAGGAGGAGTAACAATCATTGTTGGTTCACAGAAACGATATTTGATTTTACTGCGACCTTTGTTACCAACGATTAGAACATGTTTCTCATCGAACTCGAAAGATGGGTCGTCTTTATGTAGGGAGACAACTGAAAGAAAATTGTTCAGGTCATAAACACCAAAGTCAGCAGGAATTTCTTCTTTGATAGTGACTTCAGCAAGAATGTTTTTGTGTGACGAGACAGTTTTAAGTGTCTTGCCTTGTTTGAAGAAGATACCTTGGTTGATTGTTCCAAAGTTCTTCAATACGGATAGAGTTTCATTTGATAGTTTCATTTAACACCTCATAATTAAGATTTATCAACAGAATACAGTATATCATGTTCATACAGAAACATGAGGCAACAAAGTGCATGTGCAAGATGGTGTCTGCCGGATTCGGGATCCATTTGTTCACCTTCTTTCCATGCCCACATGTGCCTTTGTAATGCATCAAAATACCTGCGTTTGGAATCTGGCACAACTTTCCAATTGTCAGGTTCATACTTCTCTGCACCAAAAGTCAATACATCGACTGTGGCTTTTAATGCAAGTGGTGGAAGTAAACCATATTGCAGTTTACCACCATCAAACTTGCGACCACCTGTCGTTGCATTTTGGGACTTTTTAATTTCCTCTTTTGTTGCCATTACAGTTTACCTGTATATTGCGCTACAGCAGGCATGTTGCCAGTAAATGCATATGTGCCAATATGCTGAGTTTTCATCCATGGACACAGATAGATTTGTCCACCCATCTTACGCCACATTTGACAGAACATATAATCTTCACTCAGATAACGGTCAGAACCGCCTCCAACGATAGATTCTTTGGTGTCAATGACAGTATCAAAGTAAGCATGAATGTATCTTGTGCCATCGAAATTTGCTTGGCCAACATGGTCTGGTTTGTATCGAATCATTGGATATTCTTTTTCCATCTTTTCAAATACTTCCCGTTTGACCATCATAAAACCTGTACCGATTTCCATGACTTCAAGTGGGTCTGTAACAGTAAATTGTTTTGTGCCTTTTACAACATTGAAAACATATTCACCAACAAGAGATTCTAATTCTTTCGGTTCCATATTAGGGTGTGAACGAGCAGCTTGTGCAACATTACCCCAATTGATAGATTTTTTAGGATAAGGACCACCAATCACATCTTTGTCCAACGCCATAAGCGCAAGAACATCTTGTGGATTGTAGTGAATGTCCGAATCAATGAATAACATGTGTGTGTGGTCTGAGCGGAGAAATTCGTCAACTAGGTAATTTCTAGCTCGTGTGATAAGTGATTCATTGAACAAAAACGAAAACTTTGTTTCGATTCCATATTTGTTCATAGTTGTCTGTAAATCGAGGCTTGATTTGATATACAAACCATGTGCCATGCCACCATACATCGGTGTCGCAATAAACAGTTTATTTTTTCTTAGTTTTTCTAATTCAACTTTAATTTCCATGACAACTCCATAAACGAAAAAGAGGAAGTGGTACCTATATGTATCACTTCCTCTATTACTTTTGACCTTTAATTAGGCAAAAGCACGCTCACCTTGTGAACGAATTGCGGCGATGCCAGCGGCAACCATACGCTTAGTAGGTGTGCCTAGACGGTAGAAAGAAACTTTCTCACCGTTGGAATTAATGCGAGAATTCAAATAAATCGCATGACCTTCGTTACGCAGGTCGTTAATCGCTGCAGAAGGATTAGCAACACCAAAAACAGATTGCATCTTAGCTGCAGTCAAAGTGTTGTAGGCGCCGTCTTTGGAAAGATAAGCGAGGATTTTAGATTTAGTAGTCATTACAAAATACTCCAATAAAAATGGTCTCAAGTTAAGAAACATTTGAGAGGAGACCGTTCTCTCAAATTAAAATAAGTATATCAGATTGAATCTTGGTTGTCAACACTTATACAGGTAATAGTATAAAAAACTCCCACAGTTTACCTGTGGGAGAAGTGCCGAACAACTATTAGAAAGGAATTTCTTCGTCTTTTTTCTCACCATCAACATCGGTAGTCTCAGGTTCAATTACAGGTGCAAGGATTTGTTCTGCCGTAGCACCACCATCAACTTTGGTATACAAGTCAAGGAAAGATGCCTTGGTGTCATCATCAAATCGGTTCAGACACAAGGTAATTGCCTTCATCTTATCACCAAAGATACCATAAGTTTCAACAATGTGAACCAAACGGCGGGTTGAAATCACTTCATCGCAACCGCCATCGGCGAAAGTTTTGCGAATCACATCAGCCCATGTAACAAGTTTCTCAGCG